AAAATCCCATTCCTGCATCACGCTTCTCCAAAGCTGGCCTTCAGTCCATCAAACAACTCCCGGAATGGCTCGGCTTCCTCCGGCGTGGCTGGGCGGACTAGGCTGTCTCGTGACACGATCGCACTTCCGGCATGGCATGGAAAGAGTATGCGCCAGTTGTCCTCATTCCAGGACACAAGCAATATGGGCTCACCGAACGATATCCAAATTTCCCCCACCTTCGGCTTGCGCGCCGCGGCGGGGATTGGCGGGGACGGATCAAACCGAGAAGAAATGCCTACGCAAGAATGGCAGCCGTCCTCTGAAACCCACACGAAAAAACTATCGTCCAGATAGGCCGTAACCCAACCGCGCCGTCCATGGCTGAAGCACTCAAACGGCTCATCCATTAGGTATATCATCACTCCACTCCCAGCATGTAGATTGCTGCATCAATTGCTGCGGTTGCGACCATGCCTATTGCCACTAGCACGATCACAAACACGGCGACGGCAAGGATCGTGCGCGCCCAAAGCAGGGCGATTTCGTCGTCGTCGTTCATAGCGGCTTCCTTCCCTCTGCAAGATTTACCCCAAGGCGCAGAAGTATAAGTCCAGCAAAGAAGGGCCAGAACAAGCCTACGAGCAACCCCCACAAGAGCAGGCCTGCATAAGAATTGTTCTTATAGCGCTCTTGCGCTGAGGCGGCGAGGCCGGAAGCAAAGCCCACGCTTGCCATGGCATAAGCGGCCCAACCTAACCATTCGATTGCGTTCATAGCGGCTTCCTTCCAAATATCAGGATAAAGCCATACGCCAAGCAAAACAGCGGCGCGATAACCGCCAGAGCCGGAGCAATGGCGATAAGCCATGCGCCCGCTATCATCCGATCACTGCGTTTTGTGCTTTCGGCAAGCGTCATGATGCGGTCAAACATATCGCTAAACATCACTTTTCCCTCCCCACTGCGCGCCGGGAACGGCGGCGGCGTCGATTGGGTGTTTCAGGTTGCGGCGGAACTGGGCAGCAAAGGCGTCCTTGATCTTGGCAATCGCCTGCTGTTGATCTGTGCCGCGCTCGCCTGCGCGGATGCTTTTGCTTAGCGCCTCGACTGCGTCGAAGGCATATGCCCATGCGTCGGCTTCAGTTGCATTTTCCGCAAGCCGGGCGCGCTCAATAGCGCGGGTGGCGTGTTCGTTCATTGGTTTTGCTCCTTATGGCTTGCGATTGCCACGGCAACGGGATCGCGCTCTATGAGCCGCATCAGGATGGCAGTTTGCGGAGTGATGCCTCGCTTGCCGGTTTCCATGCGGTGGATTTGATTTGCGTCGGCAAAGCCGAGCAAAATAGCCAAGCCCTTTTGATCGGGACCGTACATTTCACGAATGCGGCGGAACTCTTGCGGCGTCATCTGTCTGTCTCCGTTCTTTCGTTTATCGACGCCCCCTTGTCGCACAATCCGGCGTGAGGCGCAACACAAAAAAAGCGCTTGCTATAAAATTTTTTGTGCGTATAAATATGCGGCATGGAAGCAACACCGAAAACAGCCCTTGCGCTGATTGATTGTGACCGGCTCGCGGATGCGGTCGGAAGCAATATCAAAACCGTTCGAAACTACCGCCATCGGGCGAAGATGCCTGCCAAATGGGCGATGCAAGTCCGCCGCTTGCTGGCGGAAAAAGGACGCGACCCAATGGCGGAAGCGCCCGACGAAATCTTTGCATACAAGTGAGGAAGTCATGAAAAAGACAGGCGCAGAAAAACAGATCATTGCTATGCAAACGGAAGCGGAGTTTGCCGCCGATGTGTCGCGCTTAAAGCGGGACCGCTGGCGTTTGGAGGAAAGCATTATTTATCAAAAGCGCGCCGCAGAATGGGCGGAAGCCGCTCGTAATAACTTTGTAAGCCTGCTGCAGCCATGACCCGCCGCATTGACGCCGTAGAGGCCGCGGCGAATGCCATCGCTGGGCTGATTATATCAGCGGCAACGGTGCAGGTCGCTTGGCCGCTGTTCGGCTGGCAGGCAACTGTTGAGCAATCCTCAATGGTTGCCGGGCTGTTTTTTGTACTATCAACTGCCCGCGCATACGTGTTGCGGCGCATATTTCGGAGGATGCAATGAGCTTGGCAGAATATCGCGAATTTATCGCGTCACGCCAGCCCGTTACGCAAGGCCATGGCTTTGCGGCAGGCGACATAAACCCCAAAGCCAAAGCGCATCAAGAGGCGGTTATCCGGTTCGCCTTGGAGCAGGGGAAATCCGCCGCGTTTCTTGATACGGGGCTGGGCAAGTCGTTTATCGAACTGGAATTTGCGCGGCAATGCGCAGAGGAAACCCGCAAGCCTTCGCTGATCCTGACGCCTCTCGCAGTTGCCGGGCAGATGGTCAGGGAAGGCCAGAAATTCGATATCAACGCGCGGCAAATTCGTGAACAGTCCGAAGTCGGCGCGGGCGTCATGGTGGCGAATTACGAACGCCTGCCGAAGCTGAACCCAGAAGCGTTTGGGGCAATCATCCTGGATGAAAGCAGCATTCTGAAAAGCTATGCCGGGCAAACGCGCGCGCGCATCCAAGCGGCATTTGCCGATCACGAATATAAGCTTGCGGCAACCGCAACGCCATCGCCAAACGACCATACCGAACTAGGCAACCACGCCGAGTTTATGGGCGTCATGCGGCAGCAAGAAATGCTCTCGAAGTGGTTCATCAATGACACTTCAACGGCAAGCCAGGAATGGCGGCTAAAAGGCCATGCCGTTAAGGATTTTTGGCGATGGGTAGCGTCATGGTCGCGTTGTGCCACGCTGCCAAGCGACCTGGGCGGCGACGATACCGGCTATCTCCTGCCGGAGATTTACCGCCGCATCCATGAAGTGGCAGCCGACCGCGGCGAGGATACGGGCGGATTGCTGTTCCGCATTCCTGAAATGTCAGCAACCAGCTTTCACAAGGAAAAGCGCCTGACAATGCGCCATCGGTGCGAAATGGCCGCGGAATTGGCGACCCATGACAAACCGGTGACGGTATGGTGTGAAACCAATGAGGAAAGCGCGCTTCTTACCAAGCTAGTGCCGGACGCCATCGAGGTGCATGGCTCGCTATCGCCGGATGAAAAAGAGGCGCGGTTGTTAGGGTTCGCCGATGGCAAATACCGGGCCATGGTAACGAAGCCCAAGCTGGCAGGCTTTGGCGTCAACTGGCAGCATTGCTCCCATGCCGTGTTCGCCAGCATCAGCTTTAGCTATGAGCAGCACTATCAGGCCGTGCGGCGCTCGCATCGGTTCGGACAGAATGAAATGGTGCGAAATGATATCGTTTTGGCGGATACGGAGCGCGTCATATGGGAGGTAATTGCGACCAAGAGTGAAAAACATGATGAAATGAAACGCAGAATGGCGGAAGCTATGCGAGAGGTCCAGTTGAGCGCCGATGTGCGGCGGACCTATGATCGCCCCCTTAACCTACAATTCCCGGAATGGGTAAAAACCGAGAGGATGCAGTAATGAATGCCGATTATCACGGGGCCGGATGGGCTCTTTATCACGCAGATTGCATCGAGGGCATGCACGCCATGCCAGCGCATTCGGTCGATTGCAGCGTGTTTTCGCCGCCGTTTGGCGACTTGTTTGTTTATTCCGACAGCGAGCGCGACCTGGGCAATGCTGGCAGCGAGGAAGAATTTATCGGGCAATATCGATTTTTTGCCGAGGCGCTGGCGCGGGTAATGAAGCCGGGCCGCATTGCTTGCGTGCATTGCACCGATCTGCCAACGCGCAAGGGCAAGCATGGCTATATCGGCCTGCAAGATTTCAGTGGCGATCTGATCAAGGCGCACACGGCGGCGGGCATGATCTACCATGGCCGCACGACGATATGGAAAGACCCCGTGGTTGAGATGCAACGCACAAAGGCGCTGGGATTGCTCTACAAACAAATCCGCAAAGATAGCGCCATGAACCGAGTTGGAATGCCGGATTACATGCTGTTTTTCCGCGCGCCCGGTGACAATCCCGACCGGATTGAACATGCCGCGCCAGGGGATGCGGAAGCCGTCAAGATCGCCAAGAAATGGCTCGATGAAATGCACCGCGCGGGGCTCGCATCCAACGTGCCGGATGACAAGATGCTAGCCGAGCTTGTCAAGCACGCGGAATTTGACGTGTACGAATGGCAGAAACTGGCGTCGCCGGTATGGATGAATATCCAACAGGGCAATGTGCTCAACCGCATCAAAGCGGAAAACGATGAGAAGCACGTATGCCCGTTGCAACTGGACGTGATCGAGAACTGTCTGCGGCTCTACAGCAAGCCCGGTGACGTGGTGTTAGATCCGTTCAACGGCATCGGCAGCACCGGCTATCAGGCGGTCAAGATGATGCGGCGCTATGTCGGGTTCGAATTGAAGCCGGAATATATCGCGCAAGCATCCAAGAACCTTGCCGATGCTGAGGCGTCGGCAGGCGATCTGTTTGGCCTAGCCGCCTAAGAAAAAAGCCCCGCCTGTTTAGGGCGGGGCAAGTTCGCGGAGACAGATGCAGTCTGCCCGCTTGTAGCATCATTGCACGGAAGGCGCAATCCGTTCAAAGGCAGCAGGTGTAAACGCCCTCTTAGCGTGCTTCGTGCAATACGAATGGCCAGCAATGATTTGTTCGCCGCAATAGTGGAAGTTTCCTGCTGGCGTCACGTCACCATCAATCCACTGACAGCGCGACAGACGCGGGGCAATGGGCATCCCCCATCGATGCGTTGGCGGCTCTTTCTTCTTATGCAGCCCCATGCGTCGCGCGCGTCCTATGATGACGTTCTTGCTAACGCCAAGCCGTTTGCCGATGGCGAAGGCGCTCCATTCTCGCGTTCCGTAGTGCCGGCGGATAAAAGCCAGTGCGGCATCGTCCAGGCAAGCGCCGAGTGACGTGGTTCGCGGGCGCTCAGGCAGGCCAAGCATATCACGCCAGCGCCTTGCGGTTTTCTTGCTAATCCGCATTGCCTTGGCGATCCCCGCCATGGCCACGCCCCGGCGATACATCCGAGCAAATTCTGCATGGCGAGCGTCAGTCATCATCCGGCTCCATGCCTAGCGCGCGCATGTAGAGGTCTAGCAGGCTTTCCAGTTCCACCCGATCTTGCGGCTCCATCTTACGGAGCTTGATGACCTGGCGCATAACCTTTGGGTCAAAGCCGTTGGCCTTTGCTTCCGCGTAAACCTCGCGAACGTCAGCGGCCAGCCCTTCCTTTTCTTCCTCTAGCCGCTCGATCCGCTCAACGTAAGCGCGCAACTGGCCGCTTGTGATTGCTTCAGTCATGATCTGTTTCCTTCACTTAACATCAAAACGGTATGTCTGAGTCCAGATCGTCTTGAGCAGGCCGCCCCGCTTCCCGCCCTTGCGAGGCGACATACCCCCCGCCATCTCCTATCAGGGTCAGCGTGCCACGGAAGCGCTGTAAAACAACTTCCGTGCTATACCGGTCTGCCCCGCTCTGGTCAGTCCATTTGCGTGTTTGCAACTGGCCTTCGATGTAGCATTGCGAGCCTTTTTGCAGGTACTTTTCAGCAACCCCGGCAAGCGCATCATCAAAAATAACAACGCGGTGCCATTCAGTCTTTTCCTTCTTTTCCCCGCTGCTTTTGTCCGTCCATCGCTCTGATGTTGCCAGCGACAGATTGGCAATCTTTGACCCTGATTGCGTATGCCGGACTTCTGGATCGCGTCCGAGACGCCCCAGCAATATCACCTTGTTAACGCTACTCATTTTTATGTCTCCGTTAGTCAAAAGGGTGGCTAAAGAAGCTGATCGGCCTCATTCAACAAGCGCTCAAACGCTTCGTGGCGCTTTTGCCATGTCACTTGCCGAAATGGTTGCCCGTCGCCAGATTTGCGCTCTGCATTTGCCTTACTCTCTACAAGCTCCATGCACGCATCGAGGCTCATGGCCAGCTTGCGCATAACTTCTTTTTCGTGTTCCGTCATGATGTTTCCTTTGCTTTTGGGAATGCGCCCAGGCGCTGCAAATCGTCAATAATCCACCACGCCTCGGCGATGCGGTGGTCTTTGGCCAACACGCGAACGTCAGGGCCATTGATGCGCGCGAACGCTTGCGCCTTGTGTGTGTCCGTCACCCGCTCCGTAAATGCAGCATACCATGCCGCGGCGTCCGGGTATTCGTCCCGGCCAATGATAAACCGTGGTTGCGTCATCTGCCCGCCTCCATCGCCTTTGGCGCGTGAAACTTGACGCCTTGCTCCGCGCCATAGGCGCAAATCCAGTCGATCAATTCGGCCATTTGGCGTTTGTCCAATTTGCTGGACTGAAAGCCAAGGGGGAACGGCTCGCCCGACAGGCCGGGAATAAATTGCACCTCGTGCCCGCAAGCGTGCATAAACAACGCCTTCCATGTTTCTGGCGTGTAATGCCGTCCTTCGGGGCATTGCCGGGATATGTCTGTCAGCATTGCCCACATGAGCGCGTTTTGATCCAAGGTGCGTTTGGGCGGCTTGATGGTGACGACAGAGCCAGCAGGCGCTCGCACGATGGCGTGAGTTGCAAGCCGTCGCTGCTCCTCCCCGGCGAGGATGATGGTGTTGCCGGGCATCAAAACGCTTCCTTTTCTTGCCACGTC